GGAGGTTGATATAGTGAATAAAAAGTTGTTGGAAAGCAAAATGAAATTGTTCGGCGATTCTAATGTCACACTAGCCAAATATCTAGGTATCACTCCACAATCTTTAAGTGCGAAGAAAAACGAAAGTGTTGACTTCAAACAATGCGAGATTGTGAAGATTAAAGATAGATATAAGCTGACTGCGGAAGAAGTGAACAATATTTTTTTTGCTTAAGAAGTGTCTTAAGAAGACACAAAGGAGGATAAATGTTAGATTTAGTTGTAAAAAAATCAAACGAATTGAATCTCGACGCCTCTGAAAAAAAGTTGTTTGGTCGTTCTCTAGGGGGAGCTATAGCAAAATTTTTTCAAGACAAGAACAACCTTGAGAAATTCAAACAAAAAGAAGAATTTTATAAAAAGGAGGTAAAGCGTCTTGAAGTTGAGAGAGATTCTGTTAGAACAACAAAAAAAGGCTAAAGAACTAGCCGTAGAAGTAGGAACAGACGAGCCTATGATAAGCAAAATAATAAATTACAAGTGCCTTCCCGTTCCGCTTATGATGTTAGCAATATGCAAATCGCTTAATTGCAAGGTTGAAGATATATACGAAGACGACGAAGTTTACTATAAAACATCTGAACGCCAACATAAAGCAAGTGCTGAAATATCTGCAAAAACAACATCAAAACAAACGAAAGAGTTAGACTCTTACAATTTATGCGTTAAATTGCCTAACGAAGCTAGAAACACACTTGCAAGAGAAAATTTACGCAAGGTCGGCTACAAAGATTTAACTCAATGGATTTGGAAGTGCTACAGAGATTTATTAAACGAAATAAAAAAGACCGATTCCAAAGTGGACTTGGAAAGCGGTCAAGCGAATTAACCTATCGCACCAATATTATAACAAAATTAAAATTAAAAATCAATATTTAGGAGATATTTTATGGAAAATCAAAAAATTATCAACTTTAACGAAGACGAGCAAATTAAATTGTACAGAAAAAGATTATCAGAACACACTCTTGAAAGAATCTTGGCTGTTGCTGCTATGAAGTCTTTATTAAACGACGCAAGCGGAGAAACGGAGCTAATCTATAAAGCCGCTCGAAAATTTACTACCGCTTACGATATGGAAAAACACTATTTAGAATCTATACAACAGCGTCAAAATGACCTATACGAAAAAGCTCAAAAGAGCGAAGGAGGCGAAAATGGCGGACAAGCTTAAAAGTATGAGCAAAGCACATCAACGCTACTACACTTCAGATGGAACTCTTGTTCCCGGAGCTACAACAATAACCGGATTATTAAACAAACCAGCTTTAGTCTTGTGGGCTAACAGATTAGGGCTAGAAGGAATTGACTCAACTAAATATGTTGACAAAGCTGCAAAAATTGGAACTTTAATTCACTATCTTGTTGAGTGTCATATCACAAAACAAAAACCAGACTTATCAGACTATACACAAAAAGAAATTGAAATTGCTCAAATCGGATTTAATAAATATCTGGATTGGGAGAAAAAACACACAATCGAGCCTATATTCAACGAAAAGGGATATGCTTCAGATAAATACAAATATGGCGGAACTTGCGACTTTTATTGTAAATTAGACGGCAAATTCACTTTAGTAGACTTTAAGAGTTGCAAAGGAATTTACGACGAACAGTTTTGTCAAGTCTCTGGATATTCAAACTTGCTAAAAGAAAACGGAAAGAAGGTTGAGCAAATTTTAATTTTAAGAATCGGACGAGACGAGGCGGAAGGCTTCGAGGAAAAATATATAACACCAAAGCAAGAAAAATTGTATTTTGGAGTATTTAAGAATCTTGTCAAAATTTATTATTTGAAAAAGGAAATTGGTTGGAGGTAAATATGCCAAGTAAGAAAATCGAAGAAGAAGTTGCTGTTGAACAAGAAGCAACGCAAGAAACAAAAACTTATACCGGATTAAATCTTTATCAAAAAATCAACGAAGTTAAAAAGGTTGTAAAAACCTTCACTAAAGATAAAGAAACAGAAGGAAGCGGCTCTTATTCCTACATATCTGGAACGCAAATTTTATCAGCTATTAAAGAAAAAATGGAAGAGCTTCAGTTGTTATTATTGCCTATAGCAACAAAACATCAATCTCACGAAATATTCAATTATAAGACCGGATACGGAAAAGACAAAACAGACTTTATTGTTATAGGTCAAATATCTTATGAGTGGATTAACGCAGAGAAGCCAGAAGAAAGACAAAAAGTTGATTGGCAATATTACGGGCAACAAAATGATATATCTAAAGCCTTCGGCTCTGGACTAACTTATTCAGAAAGATATGTTTTATTAAAATCTCTTGGCGTTCCTACAGACGACGAAGACCCGGACGCAAAGACCGAAGATAAAACTCAAGAGAAGTCTAAACCAGAAAACAAACCAGCTGCAGCTCCAGCAAAACCAGCAACTCCTTCAAAGTATCAACAAGCTGAAGCAAAGGCAAAAGAAAACGGATTCACAATGGCTCAAGTGACAGAGTGGATTAAGAAAAAATACAAAAAGGCTATAGCTGTAAATATGTTATCAAACGAACAATTTGACGAACTTATGGCAGCTTTAGAAAACGGCGGCAATAATGAGTAAATTCCTAGCAAGTAAAGCTTCAAAATACATCAACGAAGACGGAGATTGTGTTGTCAATTTTATTGTTAAAGGCGTAGACAAAATGAGTGCAAATTTAGCCTTTGAAGAACAGCACGCTAAAGGCAATAAAATTGAAGCTATGCTAGAGATTGACTTTAAGCCTTATAAATCCAGACGAAGCATAGAACAAAATGCTGCATTATGGTTTTTGCTTACAAAGCTATCTGAAGCAATAAACGGAAGCAAAGATAAAACTTCTGTAGAAGAAACCTATTGCTTAATGCTTGAAGAAGCAAATGTTGCAAGCGAATTTATTCTAGCTCCGAAAGAGGTTGAAGATTCTTTGAGGAAAAACTTTAGAGCTATCAGCTTTAAGGGAACTAGAAATGTCGAAACAAAAGACGGAAGAACTCAAGAATTTAATATTTATCAATGCTATATAGGCTCTTCAAAATACAACACAAAAGAGATGTATCAGCTTATTATAAACACTTTACAAAAGCTTGACGAAAACGGCGTCAGAGACAGCGAAGTCGAAGCTTTTAGGAGGAAATATGAAAAGTAAAAGAAGTAAAGCTTGTGATATTCCTCAAAAAATCAAAAAAATTGTTTGGGAGCGTGACGGAGAACGCTGCATTATATGCGGAAACCGAATAGCTATGCCTAACGCACACTATATTCCACGAAGCAAAGGCGGACTTGGAATAGAGCAAAACATAGTCACTTTATGTCAAAGCTGTCACTATAGCTATGATTTTGGTGGCGGAGAAACTAGAGAAAATCTAGGAAAATCAATCGAAAAATATTTAATAAAAAAATATCCAGATTGGAACAAAGAAAATTTAATTTTTAGGAGATAAATTATGAGAAATCAAAATGAAATTGACAGATTAGAAGCTAAACAAGCTCGAATTGAAGCAAAAATTGAAGAGAAAAAGTCAAAAAATAAGTTAAAAATTGCAAGAAATAACGCAAAAGTTGACAGATTAAACGAAAAATCAGCAAAAATTCGCACAGCAGAAGCTGAATTTATCGAAAAAAGCGAACTTTTATTTGAAAAGAACATCAAGCTTATTTATGCAGAGGCAGAGTATGCTAAAAAATTAGGCGAAAAATATCAAACTAGAGAAAAGCTTAAGAAGGCTAGAGCTCAAAAAGACAAAGAAGTTGCAAAAGCAATCAAAGCGGAATACGCAAACAGAAAGAAATAAGGAGAAATTAAAATGAAAGATAAAGTTATAAAAAACGAAACAAAAAGCCATATTGCAAGTGCTGAAGAAATGAAGAAAAATAAAAACAAATTCACAATCACAATTATTGATAATGAAACAAAAGAAGTTATGTTAAATGAGCGTACAGACGCAATTATTGGCGTTGTTCATTTGCCAAATAAAGACACTAAAGATAGCACCGCAACGCAAAAATTCTGTTCAACAGCTTGCGGAACAAGAACTTTAATTGCTTGTCTTAAAAATTTAGACGAATTTCACAAACATATTGCTTTAACAATACTTAAAGAATCTATGAGAGTTATGTTGGAGGATTAGTCTATGAATAAAGTTTTCTTAATCGGAAACTTGACTAGAGATGTGGAGCTAGCAACAACTAGCTCCGGAACATCTGTAGCAAGATTTTCTATAGCAGTTCAAAGACGCTTTGCAAACGCAGACGGCGAAAGAGAAGCAGATTTCTTTAATGTTGTTGTCTGGAGAGGGCAAGCTGAAAATTGCAGTAAATATTTATCCAAAGGAAGCAAGGTGGCTGTTGAAGGCAGACTCCAAAATGGAAGCTATGAAGCTCAAGA